GTCGGATGGTTCGATTGGATCACGCTTGAATTGCCCATCGGTTTTTAACCCTTTTGGAACGCGACCGCGAGAGTCTCGGTTTTGCCTGTGCGCGGTTGATGCGTCACCACCTTGCCCAGCGACATTCGCGTACCTAATTGCGCGATGAACCTGCTTGGCAATGCTCATCTCAAGTTTTTCACCCTGCTTTTTCGCAACACCGTATGGTTGCGCTTTGGATGCAAGGTTTCTCGCGGCAATCTTTGCAACTTGCGTCAATGCCTCCTCAACGGATTTGTTTGTTTCTTTGGTGTATTTCTCAAACTCATCTTTAAAATGAGCAGACGCAAGTTTCCCAAATGTCATTTGCATCACCTTGAATCGTTGTCGCTTGTGAGCGTGAAGGAGATGGCAACCGATCCAATGGCAACCTCTGCAATGCGGTAATCGTTGCCGTCCACAAGGCATTTGCGCTTCAGCAACCCAGCAGGATTGGTGACATCGGCAGGTTGCGCGACTGCGACTGCTTGAATGTCAGATTCAAGGCCACCCAACGCACCTTCATAGGATTTACGCACATCATTCCAGACCACGCTAAATGTCTGCCCATTGCACGACATTGTTTTAGTCCCGAACATTTCATCAATCTCATCGTTTCCCGCGAGCAGGAAATTGTCGATTTCACTCATACCAATGCCCGAAAAGTCAAAAACCCAGCACCTTGATAGATGCTGGGTCTTTGGAGTTTGAGTTTTTGAAGCTTACTTCGCCTTTGCTTTCTTTTTCGCGGCAGGTTTCTGTTCCTCAACTTCAACTTCAGCAGGTTTTTGCTGACCTGCTTTGTTTGCGTTGAGAACATCGATCAACTCCAGTCGATAGAGTCGGCATTTGCCGTGCTTCTTCGATTCAGTCAATCCCGCCTCATAGCTACCGACAAGGATCGTCTTGTCGGCAGCAATCAGCAAATAGCTAGGTGAGGTCATCAGGGAGTAAGAGCAAGGATCTTGAGAGCAGAACCATCACCCTTGGCAGCACCAAACATGACATCGTAAGATGCCCAGAGGCTGCGGGTGGCGCGGCTGCTCCACATCGACATTTGAACCTGAAGGCCAAGGTCGCCGATGGTGATCGTCTCTTGAGCGATCATATCGTCAGCGACAGGCGATGAGACAGGCACACCAGAGGCAAGCGCAATCGCTTCAGGAGAAGCAGCGAAACCTTTGATCGTTGCACCAGCACCATCCCAACGATTGTTGAAATAGAAACCATCGAATCCGTAGATGCCAGCATTGCGACCATTTCCAGCAAGCGAGAAACCATCAAGGTTGCTCGGCAGGAATTGAGCATAGATGCTACCATCAACAACAAGGTTGCGTTCCGTGCCATCCTTGAGAGCAGCCCAGAGGGTCTTGAGCGATGCAGCGGTCACATCACCAGCGGTGTCCACATCAACAACGGCAGAACCGAAATTGGCGGTGGTCACAGGGGCAAGCGCAACATCGATGATCTTGTTGGCAAGTTGACGCAGGTTCTTCGCAGCGAGTTGCTCGATGCGGAAACCTTGATTGATTTCGGCATTGGTCAAAGCGAACGATGCGGAATATTGCGAAACCGAAACGGCAGCATTGGTCAGGGTCGAATCGCCAGACTCAAAGTTGGTCGCATTGGTTTGAACGCTCGCGCCAGCAGATGCGATCGGCACTTGGACGACAGCGAGTGGACGGAGTTGATCGGCAGAGAAGTCGCGCGAGAACGCATTGAGCGGAGCGAGACGGCTCGAAAGAGTGGTGATCGCGGCATCGCGCAGCGAGTCAACCACAAGGTCAGAGGCAAATGTGTTAGCCATGATAGTTAGTTAGTTTGGTTGTGTTATTGGTTGAGAAGTTTGTCCCAGTTAGCTTTGCGGAATGCAGAACGCTCACTAGGATCGGTCAATTGCGCGTATTGCTCGCGCAGGGAAAGTTCGGTCACGCAATCGGCAACTGCAACAGGGGAAGGGTGACCAGTCGCGGCAAGCAGTTCGCTCGCTTTGTTGGCAACCTTTTCTTCGGTTTCGGTCGCGGTTTCCTCCAAGGTTTCCACCTTTTCTTCGGTTTCCACGATCTTTGCTTGCAGTTCCTCAATTGTCTTGAGCGATGTTGCGAGATCGTTTTGCAACTGCGCGTTGACTTCAGCCAATGCGGTCAATTCGGTGATCTTTTCGTTAGCAACCTCAAGATCGTTGCGGAGCGAATCGTTTTCAGCGATTGCAGCTTCAATCTTCGCTGCTTCATCGTTGTTCGGGAATAGTTTGGACAGAATGCCAGTCATGCCCTTTGCTTCGGTGTCAAATTTTTCTTCTTTGCCATCCTTCAGAATGACATCGACAAATCCGTTCGCCTTCGCTTGTTCGGCATCCATCCAAGTTTCATCCAGCATCATCTTGCGGATTGCCTTTGCATCGCCACCTGTGCGCTCGGCATAGATGTTAGCGATCTCTGCGCTAATCCCTTCAAGCAAGTCAGATTGCCTACGCAATGCGCGAGCATCACCAGCGGCAATGCTGGATGCCTCATGGATCATGATGCGACTACCAGCAGTCATCTGCTTCTTGTCACCTGCCATCAGGATCACGCTGCCCATGCTTGCAGCCAGACCATTGACGCTGGTGGTCACCTCGACACCACGCGCAGACATTGAGCGCAGGGCGTTATAGATCCGCTGACCTTCAAAGACTGAACCACCTTGCGAGTTGATCTCGACCACCACCGATTCCAATGCGTCATCGGAAGAGCAGACCACCTCGCCGATCATCATTTGAGCGGCAACGGCAGCATGACCATACAGGCGATCAAGGTCGTCAATTAGTTTGTCGGCAGATTCTTTGTTCACGCCTGAATTTAACTTCAGGACACCTGCGCGGTTTTGAATTTCAATGTTCATGGTTATTCGGTTTGATTTGGTGTTGGCATTTCGTTTGGCGTAAGCATCGCCATCTCGCGATCATCAATTTCGACTCCGTAAATTTCCTGCGCTTTTCTCGCCGCGAGTTTCCGCAGCGCAACTTCTTGCGCTCGTTCTTGATAATGTGCCTCAAGGGTCTTGCCCCTCATCGATACAATGTCGCGCATGTTGGCAGCACCCATCTTCCAAAGCGATTCCAACTCTTTGGTGATGCGACCATCATCGATCGTAAGTTTCGGTGGTGTGGAAAACTCCCAGTCATACCAGTCTACGGCAGATGGCAGATCACCACGCTTTTGCACCTTGGCAATTGCATATCCAATGATGCGTTTGGCCGCATAGAAAAGCAGGTCTTGCCGATCTTCAATCGATCGTTGTGCCATCGCAATTTCGGTGCGTTGTGCCGTGCCACCACCAGATGCATGACCATCGTAAAATGCCATCGGCCAATTCAACCCAGCGAATGCTGATTTCAATAATCGATTGTGGAAATCAAGAAATGGATTTCCTGGCCTATTATTAACTAATGTTTCAATCTTTCCACCAGAGTTTGATTTGAAATATCTAACAGACCCACCATCAAGACTCTCGACAACCATGCCACCTTCGCCGCCAGTATTACCAACGAGCGTGTTGAATGGGTCATCTTGATCAGGCCCACCATTGTCATTGTATTCAATAAGCGAGATCGATGACATCTGCAACATTGCCAACCTCTCCCATTCGGTCGATTGAATCATGTCGCGGCAATCGTTGATGCAATGCGTAAGCGCAGACAAACCACGCGATTGGTATTGCCATTCAGGATCAAATAAATGAATCACATTTGCAGACGGCAACCATTGATCAAGGTTTCCGTCCTTGTCGCAAAATGCATATTCTTTTGCCTCTCCGCTTGGATAATATGTGATGCCGTCTTGCAGCATCCCGCCGCGATAACGCTCACCATCGGTAAATCCTTTTGGTGTTGCAATGCGGTGACTTGGAATGCCTTGGTATTGCGGAAACCCTGTTGCGGTTTCAGTTAGCAGGATGAAAATTTCACCATCGACATCGATGCTGGTCGACCATCCAAAAAGGTTGGTTTTAAAATCATGCATCCCGCCGCGACTATCACCAATGCGGTAGAAAATATCGTTGAGGAATTTTGTCGCTGCCGTTCCAAATGCCTCATCTTGCCCTTTGTAAATCGGCACAAATGCTCGACCGACAGCATACATGCTGCGCTGATTGATGGCATTCTTGATTGGCCCGAAATTTAAATACATCCTGCGAGCATGCGATTGCAGGATTTTACGATCAACTGACGGCACAAGTTGCGAAATATCCTTCCGCTCAATCGGCTCATATGGCCGATGATATGTGTGCTGTGCTGCTCTTGCGGCTTTATAATTATATTGCCGTCCGAATTGGTCGAGGATTGCCATGATTTAAAACCTTGCGAATGAGCGTGATGAAGATGGAACGAAACCCGCCGCGAGATATGCCAACGCCCAACGCAATGCGTTTTGCCTGTCCACCTCTGGCATGCCGACAAGTTTGGACATGCTGACATTGTTCTTTGATGCCGATGAAATCATATCCAACCCGCCTTTTGACAATGCCCCTGCCACAGATTCATCGAATGCAGCTTGGATCGCCGCGATCCTTTGCGGGTTTCCCTTCGCGTAATAAAACAAATTCCGCGCAATGTCTTTTGCTGTCGATGGCATCAAATGCCGTCAGGTGTCAAACATCACCACCCGCGATCAGTCGCAGCATCAAGGCTGCCACAATCTGCATTGCTTCAACATCCCATGCATGGTTGTTGTTGCGGGTCTTAACCCACCGATATTCAACCTGCTTGGTCTTGCTGTTCGGAATTTCCTTTTTAATTTCCGAATCAATCTGCTTCAAAAAATCCTTTGAGACATCATCAGGGATTTGCCACGATCCCGCCTTGCCAGTTCGGTGGGCATGCAGGATGTCTTTGATTCGGTCAGACGCAAAGAACGCATATCTTGCGCGGCCACCCTGTGATGCCGATGCCTCTTGAAATCTGGTGAATGCCCGATGAACCACCCCGCCATCTTTTTTGCGATACGGAAACGATGACTTGCCCGATCCATGCAATGCCGTCCAATTCATCCGCGCACATGCTGAATAAACCTGATCGGTGTCATATTGAGCATCGATGAAAACGCATTGCGGTTTGACTTGGTAGCGCAACGCCAACTCACGGATGGAGTCGAATGTCTCGACCTTGCCATACCAGAGTTGCATTGATTCCCCATTTGCCCTCCATGCGCGGATACCAACCCAGAAGTGATCCCGCTGTTTGTCAGCAGTCAGGAATCGGTGTGCCTCGCCTTCGATCGGTTTTCCGTCTGAATATTCGCCAATCAAATATCCATCACCAACCAACATCTCGCGGTTGTCGGTCAGATCTTCCTCCCATGATTCTGCCAACCTCTTTTGAATGAATTGTCGCAGCGGGTCGATGTTGCCCTGCTTGATCGCTTGCTTCGCTTCCAACCACAGCAGCACCACCTCCCACAGAGGTTTTCGCCAGTTGCAAAGCACATTGTAATGAAACCCGACATGGTGCGGCATGCCCTGACTAGTCGGCACATAGGTTGCCGATTCTGCCAATGCCCTGCGCGGCTGCGGTGCGTCTGGGCATGTCCAACTGCAATCGGCATTGCAGCATTTCAGATGTGCCGTCTTTGCCCGATCGATTAATGGCAATTCCTCATCATCGCTGAACACCACATTCGACCATTGCCAAGGCTGAACCGATCCGCATTCTGGGCAGGTGAATGA